AGATACGCGGCAAGAAACAGACTGTGTTATCTACCGCGCACCGACTTGATCTGGCGGTAATGCTTTTTGACGAATTGTCACCGATCTTAGAGCAGCGTTTTAACGCAACCCTTATGAAATCGTATGGGCGTAACAGGGTAACGATGCCAGACGGCTCTACTTGGCTGGTGCGCGCTGCCAACAATTCTGTAGGTCACGGAACCTCGCCGTCACTGGTCGTGGCTGACGAAATGTGGGACATATCGCGGGAAGTTATAGACGGGGGTCTCTTGCCGGCTCAACGTGCACAGGTCTCACCGCTTTTGTCTATGTGGTCAACGGCTGGCACTGAGGCATCTACGGCAATGTTGCGTTGGCGTGAGCAAGGGTTGCGCGCAATTGACACAGGCAAAAACGCATCGTTTTATTTTGCCGAATGGAGTCCACCGCCAGACATAAACCCGATGACCCCAGAGGCATGGGTGTACGGCAACCCTGCATTAGGCATAACGCTTACGCCTGAGACTTTGCTGGCTGAGTCAGAGAACCCTGATCGAGCAGCGTTCCTACGCGCTAGTTGCAACCTATGGGTTGCGTCAGATAAGTCATGGATACAGCCAGGCCAATGGCCTGCTCTGCAGTATGACGGCGAGATACCTGACGGCGGCACGGTAGCGATTGAAACCAGCCTTGATGACACACGCTATTTTGCGGTGCGGTGCGTGGCTTTACCTGATCGGCGCACAGTAGCAACAGTTGAGTTTGTAGCAGACACGTTTAGCGAAATGCTGGCACACGTTGAGCGCCTGTGTGCTAACCCACTGGTCAAGTTTGCGATCACGCCAACGGTGGATAACCACTGGCCGTTATCCCTAGAGCGCCGCCGTGTTGTGGTGGGCTACGGCGAGATACTTAAGTTTACGCCGTCAGTCAAAAACATGATCAACGAAAAGTTGTTGTGGCATGACGGCAGCAACCAACTTGCTGAACACGTCAGCCGCGCTGTAGCAGTCAGATCACAAAACAGCATTGCGCTATCTAGCCAACGATCACCCGGCCCAATTGAGTTGGCGCGCTGCATGGTTTGGGCAGCAGCTCTAACTAGCCGCCCTACGTCATCAGGCAAACCAATGCTGGTGGTTTCTAACGGCTAACATCACATTGGCATCGGCTCGATGGCTTGCTTATCGTCGGGATACCGCATCGCATACCGGGCCGATGCCACCACAAACTGCACGGACTGTGGCACACTCATAGCATGGCATTTTTTAACAAAGTAACTAAGGCCGCTATTAGCCCACCAGCAGGCAAGGCCGCTGCAGCCGGCACAGGTTACACAGGGCCATACGCGCCGTCAGCAAACAACGGTGGCGCTGCAATGGTTGGCGTTTACTACAACTACACAGAGGGCGAAGCACGCAACGCCGCTATGTCTGTGCCGACTGTTAGTCGAGCACGCGATCTGATCGCATCGGTTATTGGCTGTATGCCATTACGGATGTATAACGAAATGTGGAACGGCGATGAGATGGAAAAAATGCCATTAGCGCCGCGCACATGGTTGCGCCGTATTGACCCAACCGTACCTAACAACTTTGTTTTGTCGTGGACTTTTGATGATCTATTTTTTTATGGGCGCGCATTTTGGTACATAACATCACGCACTGCCGATGGTTTTCCAGCTTCATACACACGCTTGCCAGCGTCAATGGTGCAGACGTTAGATCAGTCGGGGCCAGTGTGGTTTGCACCGTCTAAGCAGATCATTTTTAGCGGTGGCGAATTAAACCCTGATGACGTGGTGCAGTTTCTCTCACCTATTCAGGGCATCACGTCAATGTCGCAACAGTCAGTTGCCACCGCACTAAAACTTGAGGCAGCACGGTTTCGCAACGCATCAAGCGCCATCCCTGCCGGCATCCTTAAGCAAACTGGTGGCGAACCACTAAACGCACAAGAGTTAGCAGACCTAGCGTCAGCGTTTAACGCAGCGCGCATGACTAACCAAACTGCTGCACTTAACGAGTATTTAAGTTATACAGAAACGGCTACTAGCCCAGACAAGATGTTGCTTATTGACTCTGCAGAGTTTCAGGCTATGGAAATGGCGCGCTTGTGTAACGTGCCGCCATATTTAGTGGGCGTTTCTGTAGGCAGTTATTCCTACCAGTCAAGCAGTGAGAGCCGCGCCGATCTGTGGACATTTGGCGCACGCGCTTACGCAGATTGCATTGCCGGCACACTCAGCCAAAACAACATTTTGCCTAATGGCACTTATGTTGAGTTTGATGTTGAGGGCTACCTAATGGGCGATTACAGCGAGCACAACGAAATGGCGCAACCCTACGATGAGGAAAGAGTAGTATCACCAACATGATGAAACTTATTGCATCACAAGTAACGATTGACGCTGCAGCTGGCGAGACAGGCCGCCGCGAAATTACAGGTGTGGCCGTGCCCTACGGTGTGGCTGCAACAGTTGCCGATGGCACGTCAGTGATCTTTGAGCAGGGCAGCCTGCCAGTTGACGGTAAAGCACCACGCCTTTACATGAACCATGACTCAACTAACGCCATTGGCATTGTTACAGAGCGCGTGGACACACCAGAGGGCATGATGTTTACAGCCAAGATCAGCAAAACACAGGCTGGCGATGAGGCACTAATTCTTGCTATGGATGGCGTACTAGACAGCGTGTCAGTAGGCGTAAACCCGATCAAGTACACCACCGCTAAAGACGGCACAGTGACCGTAACCGCCGCCGACTGGATTGAGTTAAGCCTTGTGCCAGTACCAGCGTTTGCCGGTGCGATCATTACCGACATTGCTGCGAGTATCCCACAAGAAGAGCCAGAAATAAGTACTATAGAAACAGAACCTACACAGGAGACAGAACCCATGAGCGAAGCAACCATTCCAGCAGTCGAGGCAACCATCCCAACTGCACCAATTTTTGCACAAGCAAAACGCAAGTTTGTTATGCCAACCGCTGGCGAATACTTGGCTGCAATGCACGCAGGTGGAGACACTTTCCACAACGTCAACGCTGCCTACAAAGAGGCAGTGCGCGATCAGCAATCAGCATTGCAAGCAGCTGCAGGCGATGTGCTCACCACCGATACACCTGGTCTCTTGCCAGTGCCAGTACTTGGGCCAGTGTTCCAAGACCTCAACTTTGTGCGACCAGTTGTCACCGCATTTGGTGCACGCTCAATGCCAAACACACCAAGCAAAACTTTTGTTAGGCCAACAATTACCACGCACACCAGCGCCGCAACACAGACCGAAGGCTCTGCAGTTAGCGCAACCACAATGGTCATTGCATCCAACACGGTTACAAAGTCAACTGTTGCAGGTCAAGTCACGTTAACAATGCAAGACATGGACTTTACTGACCCAGCGTCAATGAACATCATCCTCAATGACCTTGCAGGTGAGTACCTGATCAAGACTGATGACATTGCAGCCGATGCACTTGTTTCCGGTAAGACTGCATCAGGCTCGACATGGACTGTCACCGCTGGTGATCCAACATCGTTGATCAGTTCTTTGTATGACGCAGCACGCGAAATTGCAGAGGACAGCAACTACTTTCCAACACACTTGTGCGTAAGCCCAGACGTGTGGGAAAAGTTGGGTGCACAGTTGGACAGCAACAAGCGACCAGTTTTGGGTTATGTCACCGATGGCATTATGGGCCAAAACTCAATCGGCAAAGTTGGCGGCATGGGCTACAACAACATGAACGTGATGGGTTTGCAATTAGTTGTTGATAACAACTTTGCATCTGGCACAATGCTTGTTGTTTACGCACCGGGCTTTGAGATCTACGAGGCTCAACAGGGCGTTTTGTCAATTGCCAACCCATCTACGTTGTCACGCACGTTCTCGTACTACGGTTACTTCTCAACATTCGTTGCCAAGTCCTCGTTTATTCAGGGCATCGTAATCGCTTAGTCTGTAGCGGAAACTACCGCTATGGCCACATACAACACCGCTACAAAACAACTCATTAGCAACTACGCGTGCATCAGCACGTTAGAGCCAACTGACATTGTTGTTGGGCAATCAATAACTGTTGCCTCTATTGGCGCACCGTTTAACGGCACGTTTACAGTGCTGGCGTTGCCACAATACGAGTACACAGGGATTGACAACACCACTGGCGAGTTTCTTTACAACGAGGATGTAGCACGGCCTAACCAGATCATCTACGCCGCTACTGGCAGCAATGTTGAGTATGCAGCGTTTTACGCTGGCACAGTTACCTATACACAAAACTGCACGTGGATTACAACGGCGCAACTGATCACATACTTGGGCGTGTCAATTAGTAACCCATCAGACGATTTTACGCTTGCTGAACAGGCGCGCAATGCTGGCAACGATTTCTGTTATCGCCGTAGGCAAGAGTCAGGTTATTTTGACAGCCTTACCACGTCACCGGGTCACGATGTCACGCTTGGCACGCTGATGTATGCAGCAGCGTTGTGGCGTAGTCGAGGGTCAATAGAAACCGCGTATGCAGCGTTTGACACTATGGGCACGCCAACGCAACAGTCGTTGACACCGATCGTTAAGCAATTGTTGGGCATCCCCCGACCAGCGGTTGCCTAATGCCTGCACCGTACACAGACCTATTGAACGAGGCCATAGACGATGTAGCAGCCACGTTGACAGCCGTATCTGGCTTGCGCGTGGTCACTGACCCAACTCGATTAGTTCCTAATTGCGTTTTCCTACTTGCGCCAAGTTTTACGACCTACGGCGGTAACGGCAACATTGTGACTATGGATTTCCCGCTTAAAGTTGTCGGGTCTGGGCCTGCAGGTCTGCCAGTGTTGCGCGAAATTTTAAGCATTGTCGCATTAGTCCTGGCATCTAACGTGATCGTGTTATCTGGTCAGCCGGCATCTATTGAGATTGGCGGCGCATCGTTTCCGTGCTATGACCTGACAATTAAAGTGCAGGCACAGACCGCATGATCTACACAATTGCCTCTACGAAACTTGGCATTATCGGTGACCCGTTTGTGCCAGCTGACGGCATCAACGTGGCAGCGCTCTTGTCTGGCGGTTTCATTGTTGAGCAATCCACACCTAAACCTAAAAAACCTGCTAAAACTAGTACAGAACCCAACGAGGAGATTTAACCCACATGGCTACCAGCAC